TCGAGCGCGCCGTCAACCGTATGCTTCAGTACATCCCGGACAGACAAGCCGGTGATGCCGTCAAAGGTTGTAGATGTTTTTAAATGCAAAACCTCGTCGTTTCTAAAGACGTATAGCTTGCCATCATATGGATCGTTGTAACGATACCATATTGCATTCTTTTTTCCTAGAATCCCTTGGTCGTCCACAACGATGACAACATGATTGCTTGGCATTATCCACATATCTTGCAGTACCGGTCCATCGTACCGGCACCATACATACGCGTTGCCGTAATGGTTCCGGTTCATTTCCACCGTTGACCAAAAGATGCTGCTGGTCATGTAGGGATTCGGACGTAGCTTTAAAATGTTGTAGACATCCTCTTTATCGCTTTTCACGATGCCTCGATCGGTACGCTGATACATCTTTAGAGGTAATTTTCCCAGGCTTTCAGATAAGATTTTCAAACAAGCAAAATAGGTTGCTTCGGATAATTTATCTTTTGGTGTATCCGGGTCAATGCCGAGCCACTCCAGCAGTTTAGGATTCATCATATCCACTGTTTCGTTTTTTACCCTTCTCTTTAACGCATTTCTAACAAATCCCACGTTCTCACCTCCTTTACAAAGGAGTTGCTGCTATCACCGTTTAGCGAACGCAAAGCCGAAAAGCAGGAAGAGTGCCCCAAGCAAATAATTTCCGGCAGTATCACCAAAATGGTGATAAGTGTTGTATAGGATAATCACAACACCGATCAAAATTAAAAAGTCCTCTAACCAATCCGTTAGAAGACTTTTTAGCACTTTCGAGATGAAGTTTTTCAATGCCTTAGCCATTCAATCACCAGCCCATCATTTTGAGATATTCCTCAGTAATTTCGTTAATATCAACCGTCTCTGTTCTCGTCATCGCCCGCGTCATCGCGTTGATCGCAGCCGCTAACGGGTCGATACGGTCAGTTGATTTATCCTTGTCTAGCATGATATTTTCATTATGATCTTGCCGCACAACAGCATTTCCGACCGCCCAATTGAGCACAGGATTATCATCGTGCACAATCTTGCCCGAAAAAACCAACTCTCTGAAAAACTTCGTTGGCTCCGACAGCGTGCGAATTCCTTGCCTAATCTCGACCATTGTATAGCCTTCCGCTTCCATTTCCTGAGCGAAGTGCGTGGCGTTATACGGGTCGTAGCAAATCTCCTTAATGTCCCACAGCTTGTCATCAGCCAGCTTCTTGATATACGACTGGATAAAGTGATAATCCACCACAGCGCCAGGTGTGACGGTGATCCAGCCTTGCTCTACCCATAAATCATATGGAACTTTATCCGTCCGTCGCTTCTCAGCCAGCGTATCCTCTGGAATGAAGCTATGCGACCATACATAAAAACGGCCGTCGCCTAACGGGACAACGCCGCTGATGCTCGTCAAGTCGATTTTTTTAGACAAGTCCACGCCGATATAGCATTCTCGGACATCTAAATCAATTTTCTTCGATGTAGCACATGCACGCCATTTATCTAACGGAATATAGCCGTTGTCTTTTTGGTCTACCCATATATTCATGTTCTTCGTTAAAAAGCTCCGCATTTTTTCAGGCACATCTAAAGCTGTTTGCAGTTCACTTCGCAAAAAATTCATGCCTTCCTCATACGTCGCGACGATCGGATTGGCTTTTATCCAATTCCGTTCGTCTTTGATGTCGTCGTCCTTGTCCAATTCACAAATCATCACGAAATACTCATCGTTTTCGATTGGCGAATCGGGATCAAGAATCTTTGACACGTACTGATATTCGGTATAGCAAGGCGAATCGAGGTTGAATCCTGCTGTTGTAATAACGACGATCAATGGATTTTTGCGTGCAGCCATACCGGAAACTAGCACGTCATATATCTCGCTCGTTTCGTGTACGTGGTATTCATCAATGACGGCAAGACTAGGGTTCTTCCCATCCCCTGTTTTCCGTGCCTCTTTCGATAACGGCTGAATAATGCTACCGCTCTTTTTGTGCCGGATACGCCCATAGGAATCGGTGTATTTGCCGTTTAGCAGTGAGCATGACTGGATTTGTGACAGCACCTCATTGTATACGATGCTGGACTGTTCCCGCCCCCATCCGGCAATATACACCTCTGACTGCTCTGGCGACAGAAAACATTCATAACTGGCGATCAATGCGAGAAGTTGAGACTTTGCATTTTTCCTAGCCAGCTGAATATATGCTTTTCGGAATCGTCTCAAATCGTTTTCTTTGCGTTTCCAGCAAAAGATATTACCAACAACAAAAAGTTGAAAATCAGTCAATTCAATCGGCTGGCCAGCCAATACACCTTTTGTGTGTTTAAACATCCGCGCCCATCGGTAAAAGCGATAAAGTTCGTCACCGTCGAAATAGTATGGATAATCGTCGTTAGGGATGAGTTCAATCTCTTTTAAAAACCGCTCACACGCCTGTTTATGTTTTTTACACGCCGTTATGCGCCCATCAACTATATCTTCAGCATATCGGACAATCCGAGCGATCAATTCAGTTATCATAACGCATCACCGAACAGCTCTTCTTCTTCCGTCTTCGGCTTTTTATCCTCTTTCGCAATCGCCAATTTTGCCCTAGCAGCTGGTGTCAATCCGAATTCGGCTGCCAAGCTTTTCATTTGTTCATGCAACTGCTTTTTCTTGGTGAGAAGAGGATGAGGAACTTTATTTGTTTCGGCCGCTTTGTTGGTGTATTCGACCATGAGCCCCTCTTCAGCGATCATTTTTGTACACTTCACATAGTCCGAATAGGCATCGCAATATGTAGCAAGGGCAACAATATCAACATTTGTGATCAGTCCCAGCTCCGATAGTTCAGAAACAATCCTTTTGAATTCCTTTTTAGCTAAAGGATCAAGCCAAGAAGGAGGTTTCACCTTGTCCGCTTTCGGCTTCAATCGTTCTTCAGCTTCCATTCGCTGTTCGATTTCTTTTTTCGTCAATCGGCTTTTATTCCCTTGCAACAAATGTAGCTGAATCGGCATCGCTTTTCGTCCCATCTCTCTCACCTCCTGCTTACCCCTTTTATGAGAAAAAACGAATTTTGTGCGCGTTTGCCTGGCCCCCGCCGGTCCCAGAGGCCTTTGCCAAACTTTTTTGACCGCCCCTACCCATACCGTCGTTTATCCTCCGCCGTCTTCCGGTTATGGCAGGCTTGACATAGTGATTGCAAATTACTCATGTCCAATCGTTTATCCCATGCCACCAATAGCGGCACTATATGATCCACAATTACTGCACGTGTGATTCGTTTGTCTCGTAAACAATGCTGACATAAGTAATTGTCTCGAACTAACACAGCCTCTCTAATACGTTCCCATTCTCGACTATGGTAGAAGGCTCTTGCTTGTTGGTTCCGTTTGTGCTTGTCGTATTCCTTATCATTCCGTCTTGATCGTTGTCTTTGTTCGGCTAGGTGTTTATGTTCGTTGCAGTAGGTTTCTCTTGTGAGGTTCCTGCATCCAATCTTGTTGCATGGTCGCAGTGGTCTGTTCGGCATGTCATCAACCCCAAACAGCATCTAAAGCAAAACATAACAGCATGATGCAAGGGCATATCAAATACCAACGGAAATCGGTAAATTCGCCTTCAAATAGATCGACAACCAACTGGATTAACATCACTGTCCCGACGCCTAAACCTAAGCCAATAAACAAATGGTATTACCTCCAAAAGAAAAAGCACCCGATTGAGTGCTTACAATTCGATTTTTTTAATCTGTATATCCAAACACTTTTGACAATAGAAATAGACTGTGAGAATTATATCGCTGGCGTTCTCAACTCTAAACTCACGATACAAGTGATCGCATTTCTTGTCAGGCTTATGTTCACTTTCGGTAGAATTTTGCGATAGTGGTTTAGGCGGTCTTGGTGTTTGCGGACCCGGTTTTACACAGTGCTTTTCGCCGTAATAAATCCTAGCACTGGGTTTTTCAAAAACCATATTGTTTCCCTCCAAATAAGAATGATGTTCATCACTCCAAAGCCAATAAAAAGGACACAAAGCAATATCCTCTTATCTCATGAAGACATTGTTTTATGCCCTTTGTTCAATACAAAACCTCCTGAAAAAATCAGGAGGTCAGTCAAGAATTTCATAATCCTCTGCAAGTAAATCTTCTGCAGTTATATCGGCGTAATATACGTCTTTTCCGTTCTCATCTACTCGTGAAATCATCCAACGGTCATCATCATCGACACATCCGAATGTTTCGTATTTGAAACGAATACCATATTGCGCCTTTTTACTTTTAATCGTTTTTCCTTCCCGCATTGCTGGAAAAGCCTCTTCAAACCGCATCAGTTTCACCTCCTTCCAAAATAAAAACGCCACCCCGATCGGAGTGACGCTAGGTAAAAAAAGCATTCTGTTGGGAAGTTTCGCCCTGCTTCATACCCCTTTCACTTATTAGTGGCATTTGTACGACAAAAAACGATGCATTACACCTATTTTGTTTTGCTTTACAAAGTATTAAAATGTTATTATAAATTGCAGGAAACTTTATTATGTTATCGAATATTATGTTTCAAAGGGGTGAGGTGGCATGAAAAAAATAATTGGTATAGTTTCCCAAATAAATATGTTTGTACTTCTTACCGCCATTTTTTTCCTTTTATATGACCTTGCCCTTTTGAAACTGAATATATTCAATAACAGTACTATAGGTATTTTTTATATAAGGGAATTAATATCATTCGTATTAGCCCTTTTAACCGTAAAAGCTTTTTTTAAAGTTGAAAATAGGTATAAAGAGGAAGAATAATTAAATTTATTCTTCCTCTTTACTTTTTGTTTCTGCTGCAGCAGACATCTGTTTGTTTATGTCTTCAATATATGCCTTCAATGCTTTTTGTAGCTGTTCTGGCATCTGAATGTCAAGATTCTCTGCGTTAGCTACCAATCTTTCCTGTTGTTGTTCCGTTAGCCCATTAGTTTCTTGCTCTTGATTTTGTCCTTGTCGTTTTATTCTGTGCCATTCTAAAAATCTCCCGACTATTCCCGGCGTATCCCACTCCATTGTGAAAAATTTGAACCTTCCACCTACCACTGTAAGCAAGATAAGAGAAAAAATAACGATGTTTTGGATACCGCCAATGAGTTCAATCGTTCCCGGCGACTGGATGCTGACTTTAATATCAATTTCATTATCAGAACCAAGTTTATTATTGTCAGCTATCGCTAAAAGATCGGACATGAAAGGAATCAAATGATGAGCCTTAATGTGTTCTTTCCTGCGCACGTGCAATATAAAATGACACTTATCTCCTTTGATATAAAAATCAAATAATGATTTGTCAATATATTCAGCATAACCGTCTGCTTTAGAAATTGTGTGTTGCGAATATATAAGTTTGTACAATTGTGGATCCAAATTATCTCTTCTGACTACTTTAATCCATTTTACTTGTCTTCTCTTTCGGTACGGACAAACTCCCTCATATTCAAAAAACCATTCAGAATGTTCGTCGATATTTTCAATTTCAATTGGTATATCTTCTTCATACGGTTCATCATCTTGAACAATGCCAAAGTGTATGTATGCCGATTTGCTTGAAGGAATTAAGACAATATCTCCTTTTTTTATATCATAGCAAAAAGTTTTTATTTGATTCGCAACATAGTTAGGCCTATTTTCATTTTTATATTTTTCTCTAACAATATCCTCTAAAGGTCTGTTTTCTTTCAAATGTTTCAATTCAATTCGATTCCAGCCAATACCTATGAATCCATCGTTGACAAAGTTTTCGTAATACTCCCCTGAATTTGTCCTTACAAACCAATACCTTTGGTTTTCAGGAATTTGCGGGATATATTTAACTAACTCCTCCATTGACTTCCCTCCTCTTGAAATAATTTGAATTTAACAAAATTTTATACCAATTTAATTCATATATCTAGTAACTTATAAATAAGGCCTCTTCACCCGCAAAGGCAGAAGAGGCTTTCGTTTATACGTTTTCTTATTTTTTTCTCGGCTCTTTCGATCATTGTTTGTACGCTGCTGGACGATATACATAGATAATTCGCAATCTCACTATATGTTAAGCAATATCCACGCGACATTAGATATACTTCCCGTTCCCGATCAGTAAGCACTGATAAAGCATCTTCAATTCGTTGACGGTCCCATTCTGTTATGAGACTTTCTTCTTCGTGATCGTCCCATTCGTAAACTGGCTCACTAGACCGAAAAAACTTTTGCATTAACAATGGGTCAAACGGTTTTTCGCGCTGATAAGCAGCTCTTCGTTCAATGCCTCTTCTGTTTCCTGGCATACGACTTGTTTCCATCCATTCAATGGCAAATTCTAAATCGCTAATCATTCCTCTTATAATTTTTTTATCTTCTTCACTAGCTTTAATGTACATTTTCCGCGCCATTTTTAAGGATTTTTTATATTCTTGGACAAGATCGTTCATATAGACGACCTCCTTCAAATGAAAAGAGGACACCAAACGAGCGCTAAGCTCATTCAGTGTCCTCCAGTTGACTGGTAGAACTATATATCTCCATATCTGTTTTACTGTAGTACGTAGGTGATTTACTCAATTTTTCAATAGATATTGTTTTCTTAGCAACGATATCTTCTTCAGCTATTGTCGTATAAGTTATCTCGATAACAAAGCTTTTTTCTTTAACACGATCAATTCCATGAATAGCAAATTGAAGTTTATCAATTTTATTCTCAAGTATCTTAACTTCTGTATTTTCTAAATTGACACTTACACTTTTAATTTTAAAATATGGATAATTCATAGGAACACAGGTAAAAGTTACTTTTTGCAAACCATTAAGTATTATGTCCTCAAACATGACATACGACCTTCTGGTACTTATATACTGCTTTTTTTGTAAGTTAATTTGTCGTTTAGATTCTTCAACAGCTTTTTTGGCTGTACTTGTTGCTTTCCATGATGAAATAGCAGCTACAGAATTTGCAATTGCTGCAATAATAGTTGCAACAGAACTCCAAGTGCTTATATCCTTCCACCACACTAAAATTCTTCCCCCTCGTCAAACTTAACACGTTTTACTTTCCCTTGATGAGTAATAATTTTTGTTTCCCCATATGCAGGTAACTCAGTGATTTTTGCCTTTCCATCACAAATGACGATGGCAAAACTCCCTTTTTGTTCCATTATATCAATCTCTAGCTTTTTTGTACTAGGGTTAATTTGCAACTCTCTTAATCTCACGAGACTCCCTCCCATATGTTATAATGTGGTTAGAAAACCATTGTATTCACCGTCATTGACCGGGAGAAGTCCGGTCTTTTTTTTATGTCCAGACCTTATAATTTACAATTCTGCGTTGCTGTCGGGTCATACCGATTCACAAGCCTATACCCGAGCAGCTGGTACTGTCTCACTTTCCATTTTCGTTTTGTGCGAATTTCATTGTGCGTTTTCGGATGGCGTAGGATGTAGATCATTCGGTTCCCTCCAATGCCTCTCGCGCTTTCGTAACGAAATAATCCGCTTCCGTTGCCCATTCGTTTTGCGAAAGCCAATCTGCTAGGTCTTTCGCTTCGATCATTTCTTTCAACACTTTCTCATACCGTTCGATTTTCTCTCGCATGTACTGACGATTGAAAATTGCGCCTGTGTTTTCGTATTTCATCTCTAGTTCTTCAACACGTTCTTGTAGTTGTTCGGCTTTTTCTGCTTGCTGAATCAACCAATTTAAGTCAAGTTCATCAACGAAATAACGGATTCTGTGACCACCTAATTCATCTTGATAATACATGGGAAAATTTTTGATGTTTTTGATTTTCTCTATGCGTTTTTTTTCGTTCATTTCAACCCCTCCAATATCGATTTGATTCTTTCCTTAAATTCCTTTTTTGAAGGAGGTCTAAATAAATCCACTAATGTTTCATGTTTTCTGCACTCTTCACAGATATAGTCCATTCCCTCTGCAAGAACAATGCTGACTAAGAACTGTTTGTATTCACCGCAATATGGACACTTGACCCCTTCTTCTGAAAAATCATCTGTAGTCATCTGCCGCGGTATTGTTTTGTTCCAAGGCAGATTCATTTCGTTCCCTCTTTTCCTTCATAAAATCAAGAAAATGTTCACGAATTTTCCACGCTGTCTTTTGACCGATCCCCGGGATTTCTTCCAACTTCCCAAGCCATTCCAGCATCAATTGCGTGTCTAATTCGTTTTGCCGTTTGGCGCCTGCTTCAAATCCGCGATTCCATGCCGTCATTACATCTGGATGAAAGGGAGAAGAAATTTTCTCCCTCTCACGCTTGATTTTGCGTAGCGATTTGCCCATAAAACCACCTTGATCGTTCAGATTATCTTCGGAATATTCATTAAGCTGGTTCGATATATACCACAATAGCTTTTTTCCATTCAAGCTGTTCGATTCTCTTTTTAGCCTGTTGATTTACCCATTCATTTTGTTCCTCTGATAGAGGAAATTCACTAAAATGTCTTTCAGCAATTTCTTCAGCTATGTGGTCAAATAACTCGTCTTGATTATCAAATCGAAACCAAACTGTATCATCTACGATAGTGTATTCATCGAGTATAATCCTTTTTGGCTGTCCTAATGTGTAGTAATGATCAGACCCTTCCTCTGGATACATAAAAATGAGTTCTCGGTCAGGGTGGTCTTGTAATAGTTGAAGCAGTTCTTTTGTTTTGCTGTTCATTAAATTCACTCCTTCACAGTTTGTGTCTACCATTCACAAAGGTTTCACTGTACTACCTTCCAACCTTTGCGAATTCGGCTGTTTAACTCACATTTCCGCAACGGCTCATATCGATAGACAGCTTGGCCATCTTCACGTCGAAACAACAGGTACCATTTTGCTTTGCGTTTTCTGTGCTTCATAGACAGACCCCACTTTTAAGCCCCGTAGACGTCGATATGGAGCTTTTGCAGTGCGTATAGTCTTAAACCCTTCACCTCTTGTTCCAAACGCATCAGATCGGCAAAATAGCGCTCATTTTTGGCCGTCAGTTCATCGTTTGCTTCTTTCAATCTTTGAATCTGATTTTCTAGCAATAAATTTTCTTTATTCAGCCGTTCCTTGTCTGCCATTGCGGTTTCAAATAGCTCTTTCCAATGCCCGACTTCCTTTTCCATATTCGTTTGCAATTCTTCCAGCTGCTTTTTCAACTCATCACGTTCGGCCACAACTTCCTCATATTTCGAATAAGCAATCACTGTTTTCTTCATCACCTCGTCCTCCTTCAAAATATCATCAAGATTTTCGCCAGCACGTAGCCTTTCTAATTGTTCCGGTGTCAGCTGATATGTCCTTACCGTCGAATCAATATTGTGCGGTCTGTTGCCAAACCGTGGCGGTCCCATGCGAGAGGGAGAAATTTTCGTCAAGGTTGCCATCCTACTCACCCCATATTTTTCCTTGCAACTTCAAACACTCGATTTCTATCGTCGAGCGATCGCCATACCCAATGTTTTCCCTTTTTCTCGTACAGATCGAACCAATGCGGTTCGAAGTCTGCCCGTTGAACATAGCCTTGTTGTGTCCGTCCGTCTTCGTACAACCACACATGAACCCACAAATACTCATCATTGCGCCTAATGATCGCCGAATAGTCTTCCTCCGTGCCATCTCGCCAGCGCCATTCGTATGTCTTGACGTATCCGATCGCTTCCCATCCTGGAAAAGCACTCTGTATCCTGTTCAATATGCTGATATCCGCTGTCTGTCCGTCTTCCACAAAATCGAAAATCGTCAGCTGTTCCATTTATTCCCTCCTTCTCCTTTTGTCTTACGAAATTTTGTTTAGAACTTCTTGTTGAAACTTTGTTAACTTGACTTGTTCACGCAAAGCCCTAGCGATTTGCGCCAATACGAACGCATCTATAACGTTATTCGAGTCGCTTTCAAATCCCCATCGTTTATACACCTCAAGCACAACCTTCTCTTTATTTGCGTTTCCTTTCGCTCCGGCAAATTTTTTCAAAAGAGACGGGGCGACGTCGATATATGGAATGCCCCGTCTGTACAGCTCCATTCGCATCCCCCATCCGATTCCACCCAAAAGGAAGCCTCGCTGACTCGCGTATCCAAACCCTTCGATTGCGACAAAATCCGTATCATGCACCGAATCGACTACGGCTTGGATCAGTTCGCTCATCCTCGCCGGGTCGTCTCCCTCTCTCTCAATCTCTTTCACCTCAATCACTTCCCCAAACGGAGATAACGCTACAAAGCCCGTCCGTAAAGATGGATCAATGCCTACGAATCTCTCAAATCTCATCAATATCCCATCTCCTGACGTTCGTGATTAACAGCGTTTTTCTTCATGTACGCTTCTTCGATTTGTTCCCATGTGAATCCGAGCATTTCGCCAAGACCAAGAAAGTATGCAAAAAACAAATCATATATCTCACCACTAACATCCTCATCACGATGGAAATAAAGGGAGTTGATCCAATCGTATATGGCGATAAATTGCCCTAGAATATCACCGTCACCGAAATACAACGGCTTTGGTTCATAATCTTCATACACTTCATTCATGTTGATGTCGTTTCCGATCGATAAGATGAAATGCAGGCAGTCCACGTATTCTTCAAGGAGTGGATTTTTGTAACCTAAAGTCCCCGTTCCCCCGCAATCCTCACAATTAATGACTTCGTGCGTGTAACCACCTTCGAGATCGTCAATATAACTATCATAATTTTCATCGCCAGTTCCGTTACAAGTCGGGCATATATATTCAATTTTTGTTCTCGGCGCC